TAAAGGTACTGTAAATTTTGATAAAGTTGATATTGCCATCTGTTTCTCCTATTTATTCCAAAATTAGTTCCCTAATTGTGCAATTTCTCCTGTGTTTTTGATTCTCAACGGTATGTAAATAAATTCAACTGATTTGATAGGCTCAATTGCTATATCTACGTACAGTTCGTTTCTGTCGATCCTTGTAGGTGTGTTGTTTGTGTCATCACAAACTACTAGGAAGTCAAATAATGCTCTTTGACCAACAAGTTCTAACAAGAACGATTCAATTGCTTGTTTTATTTCGTTTCTAGTTAGTTCATCATTTGGTTCAAAGATAAACGGTTTTCCGATTGAGTCTAACTGTGTTCTTAGGTAAACTGCCAATCTTGAAACGTTTATTCTGTCAAGGGCTGAACTTGCCGTTGTTTTAGTTAAATTACCAAAGTTAACAATACCTGCTCCTGAGAAGAAAGTGATTGGGTTGATTTTAACTTCGTGCATAGAATCTCTCACTGACTCCGTTACAGATATAGTTTCAAACTCTCCAGATGATGCGTTTATAAAACCAACTGAAGTTGCATTGTCAACAACACCTCTTCTTGTTCCTGCCGGTGCGAACCATGGGAAAGCTATGTTATCGCTGTTTGCTAAAGTTCTCAACATCATGTGTGATGGTGGAACAACAATTGATTTTCCTGTGTTGTCTGTGGTTAACCCTGAAGGATAAAACACGCCTAAGAAATCACTTGAGCTTACTAAACCGTCTTCACCGTTGTCCAGTGCCGACGCTGTGTTGTTAGCATAGTTCTGTATAGCAGTTGAAGTACCCTCTAGTCTCAACGGAGTGTCACCTACTACAAAAGCTGTATTGTTTCTGTCTGTGTTTAAGTTAATCATGTTTTGCATCAACTCTGGGTAACCAGGTGTAGCTATCACATTGAACCCTCTTTGGTCTTCTCTGATTGCTTGGTTAGTGTCGATCTCTGCTTTTAGTTGTTCAACAATAACTTTTCTCTGTGCTTTTCTTCCAAAAGATCCAGAGCCGTCTGCGTTGTTGCTTGATTTAGTTACCCATCTGTCTGGGAAATAACCTGCAACTGTTTCGTTACTGAATCTAATGTTACCTAAGCCAGTTGATCCTGAACCAGGATATGCAGTTGTTGTTATGTGATTGTTTTTGTATTCCTTAACATTGTAACCAGAACGTCTTGTGTTCCAAAGCAAGATCCCTTGTGGGAATAGTGCTGGATCTGGAGCATCTGGGTCTAAGAAGCCATCGCTCAACAAGTCTTTGATAGAACTTGCGTCGCCGGCCTGTATGCTGTTATTAGCATTTTTCTCTGCTGTAGTTTGCCATCTTGCATCCGCAAACACAATTCCGTCTTCTGTTGTTTGGTCAGCTTTGTCAACTATTTCCCATGCCGCACCTGAAGTAGTTACTGCTACCTGGTTGGATGTGTTAGTTGAACTTAGAGTTGCTGACGTGTTGTATTTGTAAAGTTTAGGATAGTTCTCTAGATCACTGGTGTCAATCCATAAGTCATTGTTGACAAGTGCAGTACCATCTGATTGTAGAGTTGGTGCTGTTGCACTGAACTGTGGACCATTTGGATCTGTGCTTGAGTATGCTGATGCATATCCAATGAACGTTGTTCCGTTGTGTGCCATTATATCTGCTTCATCTATTGAAGTGTCATACCATAATGTTCCATCTGCCGGCTCAGAAGTCGGTGCATTTGTACTAGCTGTGTAGCTCAATCTCTTGAAGTTAGTAGCAACCATACCTATGTTTGACGCTGAGTCTAATGCTTCTCCTGTAGGAAGATCATACAAGTTATCGATCAACGTAGTGCTGTTCGCTGTAAATGTTCCATAAGAGTGTGCAGATGTTACGCTGAAACCTGCGTCAGATAATGGAGTACCTAGTGTGTCAACCATTCTAAATTCACCACCTAGTTTGTGTGTGATTCTGATTGCACCTTTTCTCTCACCTGAGTCGATTACTTCTGCTGTTAGGTTCGTGAATCCTGCTGTTGTGAATGCTGTAACGAAATCTTCTGCATCACCCAATGTAGAACCATCACCAGAGATCGTAGTCACTGTTTTCGCGGTATCTAAAGCCTGTTGATTCTTCACTGATTCCTGTACTGAGAATGTTTCTCCTGCTGTGAATGACGGGAATGTTGTTTTTGATTCAATTACCGTTGTGCCACCTTCGTATCTGAATACTTGGAAGTCACCTACATTTGGTGTACTATCTGATGCATCCGCTGATGTCATGAACTCTTCAGTTACGTTGAATTGTACATATAAGTCACCTGCTGTTAAATTCGCTCCACCGCCAGCGGCATCTAAATTAAAGATAGCTGTGTGGTTGTTAGCGTGTAGTGGCGATGATACTTGTGAAAATGATGCACTTGATGAGCTGTAAAGTTTTGCTACAATATTTGCACCTGAGTTTGCAGAAGTAGTTTTAAACCAAACCGAACCATTTACTCTGTTTTCGTCTGCTGTTTTCCAAGTAGGTCTGTTAGTGTGTTTGTCTTGTAGGAATTTAGGACCATTAAAAGTTCCTGCTGTTATTCCTAAACTACTTAATAGGCCAGACCCTTCTTCAAATCTAATTGTGTTTGCACCTGCACTTGAATCTCCTAGAGCTTGACCGTTGTGGAATATTTCTAGATTTCCTGTTGTGCTGTTTACACTGGCAGTAACATTGGTTACATTTGATCCGATTGCTGATGCAACATCTGATAATGCTGTACCGCCGGTAGTAATTAGGATACCGTTCATCTGCATAGTGTGACCATTGGTAACTGTAGTACCAGAAGCAACTGTGATAATAGGTAGTGCCGCATGCCAAGCCGATGATCCAACGTGGTTCCAAACGTTGAGTGCATTCTTCTTGTAGATCTTGTTAGTTACGTGAGTAGTATTGATAGCGTAGTTACCGATAGATCCAATGTTTTGTTTTGGAGCACCTGTACTTGCGTTTCCTACCAGGTCGGAAACAGCAGTGATCAATATTGGCGTAATTGCCGTGAACGCTTGATTAGTTTGTGACCATTCAAATAAACCATAACTGCTTGATGCAAGGTCAAACCAGTATGTGCCATCTGATGGATTCGCTGTTGGAGGATTTGCACTTCCAACTAATTCTGAAGTGTTTACATTCGCTCTTAAAACGAATGCTCTGTTAGCCACGCCTAAGAAAGAGTAAGCCGCTTGTAGACCCCACTCATTTAATTCATAACCGTGTAATGAATTTCCTGATGCGTCTGTGTAAAATTTCGGATCTCCGAAAGTTTCTGTTAATTCTCTTTGTGACGAGATTAAAAAAGCAGTGTTGGTGTTAGCAGTTTGTGTTCCTGATGCTGTGCCGTCTCCCGCTCCGTTGTTCTTGTCCTGTGCTGATGCTACTATGAATAGTGGTGTTGTACCCGCATCTGATGGTACATAAAAGCTCTCGTTTATTACTGAAACTTCTACTCCTGGTGATGTTAATGCCATTTTTCGTATTCTCCTTGCAAGTTACGTATATACTAGAGTTATTTATTCAATCATACGGTTTTGTTGACATAATTTAACGTTTTCGAGGTGCCTATATAGGTGACGTAAATACACACATGCAGTACAAGGACAGACCGTTGTGTAAGGAGTGTAAGACCAAGCCTAGAGCATATGCTTATAAAAGATATGGTAGAATATATTGGCGTAGCAAGTGTGATACTTGTATCAGGAAAAAAGCCGGTAAGCGAGTAGGTGGTGTGACTGCGTTGCAACGTTCAGGATACAAGAAGCACCGGAAGTGTGAAATGTGTGGATTTAAAGCACAAGCACAGGCTCAGTTGGATGTGTTGTTCGTTGATGGGGATCTCAGGAATACTACTACTGCTAATCTAAAAACTGTTTGCGCCAATTGCCAACGGCTGGGTAGTACCCGTAGGCTCGGCTGGCGTGTTGGTGATCTTGTTGCTGATGACTAGGTCGTCTATTTTTGAATGTAACTCTTCTAACGTACCATCGTTTGTGATCAAGTTATCGTACTCTGATTTAGCCCAAGCATACTCGGACAAATGTACATTTTTAGGTACAACATTTCCTTCGACGTAGTCTGTAAACCAGTCAGGATCTTGTCCTCTCTTCACAAGCAGTATTGTTCCGCCCATTTCTCTTATTGTCTTTATCTCGTTCTCAAATCTTGTGTCTGCAATCACAGTGGGTTTGCCGTCATATCTAGCCATGCAACTGTCTATCCATATTGAGTCATGCATGCCTTGACGCATCACTTCTGTGCCAAAATATTGTAAGACCCAACGTGGGGTTACATCCTTGCCAAAACGTTTGCTCCAGAAAACGTCTGGCTTTTCTCTCCATGCCCTGCTCTCCTCTGTTTTGCCTTCCAGCATTTCTCTGTCCCAATTGAACATGGAACTAACAGCATCTTTCAGACTTTTTGCGAATGAATCTTTACGGAAATTATGTTTCTGTTCTAGTCTATCTGAGACTGTACCTTTTCCAGAACCTATTAAACCTACTACGCCTATCAACATAGTACTATTATACTATTTTTTTAAACGTTTTTCAATCTCTTTTTTGACGTCATGTATCTGTGTTAATACCAGTCTACGCATACTCAGTTTCTTTTCTTTGAGTGCATGTATGGACATGTTCTCTAGGTCGTCGACCATGTCGGCTAGTTCTTCTAAGGTGCATTTAGGAAGTTTTTTGTATATGGAATCTATCATGATACTTGTATTTAAAATATTTTTTGGTAAAGGAATATGGTATTAGAAGTTAACCAATAACAAAACTGTGTGGTGTACCACCTTCTTGGAAGTTACCTATCTCTGATTCTAGTCTTTCCATCTCGGCCTGACCCTCTTGCTTCAGTGCATCACCGTTTAGTGTTGTTCCACCTTGTGGACCTGCTATGGTGTTGAACTTGCCTCTAGCTTCACCTATCATTACTTTGGATACAGCAAGGGTGTAATCTCTGATCCATGGTTTGGAGTAGATGTCTTTGAACAGTGTGATATCGGGTCTGAAATTATCAGTATGCATTAGCACTGTTTCGTTGTCTGCTCTTGGCTTCTGTGTGATTGTTAATTTTTTCGTTGCTACATCAAAATGGAATTGTATGAAACTTCCAAACATTTTACCTACCATTTCTTGGTACGATGCAAACATATAGTAAGTTGCTAATCCGCCTGTTGCACCTGCCCTCAAAAGGTAAGTGTTCGTGTATGCTAAATTGAATGGTTCAAATAATGTTCCTCCCTCTCCGCCTTCTGATCTTGATCCTACCGTTCTTCTGTTCAAGTTTCTCACATTAATTATTTCATCTGGTAAAATGTAGGTGTTCTGATCTTTCTTAAGTTCAAGAAAAGCATAGGATTCTTCAACCGCATTTGATGATCTTTGTCTAAATTTATTTACTGCTCGTTCCAGGGCCGTTTGATAGTGTTTAGGGTCTAATTCAACATCGATCATACCGTCACCGAGGTTATTTTTAACGTAATTGAATATTTCTTGTTGACCTGTTTGTAGTTCTGACATACACATATTTATAGCCGTTGTCTGTACAATAAATATGTGTGATATGCCAAGATTATCCATTTTCAAGCCTGAAAAAGGCAATGACTACAAGTTCTTCGATCGTAACATTAAAGAAATGTTTACGGTGGGAGGCACTGACCTACACTTCCACAAATATTTAGGACCTTATGATCAAGGAGAAACTGGGCAAAAAGATGGCGATGCTTCACCGTCGCAACCACACTATTCCGGCGACAGTTTAAATGAAACAACCATACAAGATTTGCTTTTTTTAGAGAATAGAGACAGAAAATATTCTCCTGACATTTATATTGTGCGTGGCATTTACAATGTACAGGACGCTGACTTCAACCTGTCACAATTTGGAATGTTTCTACAAAACGACACATTGTTTTTAACAGTGCATCTAAACGATATTGTTGAAAGACTTGGCAGGAAGCCAATGTCGGGAGATGTTATAGAATTTCCACACATGAAAGAAGATTATTCACTAGACGAAAGTATACCAATTGCACTTAAACGATATTATGTTGTTGAAGATGTAAACAGAGCCGCTGAAGGTTTTTCAGCAACATGGTGGCCTCATCTGTTAAGATTAAAAATGAAGACATTAGTTGATGCACAAGAATTCAGAGACATAATAGGAGACGCCACTACAGAAAATTCAGTTGCAAGTTACATGTCTACTTTTAACAGAGAGAAAACAATCAATGATCAAGTAGTAGCACAAGCAGAAGCAGATGCTCCTAAGGCAGGATTCAACTACAAGCAATATTATGTTGCACCTATAGATGAGAGAGGTAACATAAGGACCGACAACGTCAACGCTGATGGCTCGGTCAGTTCTGATAAAACTGTGAATGCTGTGATAGATACACCGGCCAGTTCACACTATGGTTTCTATCTAGACGGTGATGGCGTAGCACCGAACGGCAACCCAGCTGGCTTTGGCATCAGCTTTCCTAATTCAAATATTGACAAAGGTGATTATTTCTTAAGGACAGATTATCTACCTAATAGGCTATTTCGTTATGACGGCAATAGGTGGGTAAAAATTGAAGATTCAGTAAGAATCACAACAACAAATAACGATTCAAGGGCAAACTACAAAACCGGATTTGTTAACAACACTTCATCGGATACGATAAATGGTTTAACAACAAGCCAGCGACAATCACTTACAAACGCATTAAAACCAAAGGCTGACAATTAAAAATGTTACACTTTTACGAAGGGCAGGTTAGAAAATTCTTAACTCAATTCATTAGAATATTGAGTAATTTCTCTGTTGAAACAGGAAAGGGTAAAAATAATACTGTCAATTTAAGAGCTGTTCCTGTGGTGTACGGAGATCCAACTAGGCAAGTTGCAAACATCATTAAGAACAATAGTGAGAATGCATTGAACTATGCTCCAAAGATAGCTTGTTACGTGAGAGAATTAAATTATGACAGGGAAAGGATGCAAAATCCGTATCACATAGAAAAACAGCATCTCAGAGAAAGAGATGTAGACAGTGATGGAAACTACACTAACCAATTGGGTGCAGGTTACACTGTTGAAAAAGTTATGCCATCACCTTTTAGATTAGAAGTAACAGCAGATATTTTCTCATCAAATACTGACCAAAAATTACAGATCTTAGAGCAAATTTTATACCTTTTCAATCCGGATTTTGAGATACAGAAATCTGACAACTACATTGACTGGACCAGTTTGAGTTATGTTGAATTACAGAACATAAGTTTCAGTAGCAGAACTATCCCGGTTGGGGCAGATACGGAGATAGATGTTGCATCAATGGCATTTTCAATGCCTATATGGCTGTCTCCGCCTGTCAAAGTTAAGAAGTTAGGTGTTGTACAAAAAATTATAATGAGCATTTATGACGATGACGGGGGAATAACAAAAGGATTGATAGATGGAGAATTAACATCTAGAAGTTTTATCACGCCAAACAATTTTGGATTATTGGTAACAGGAAACCAATTAAGATTACTAGGAACGACTGGTGTAAATGTAAAGTCAGGTGGCGATGGATTCCATACTGGAGCAAACGATCCTGGCCTAGCTGATCCTTTTGACACGTTTGGGCCTGCTGTTAATTGGAAAGTTTTGTTAGATCAATACGGCAAAGTAACGAACGGAACTTCGCAAATAAGATTGACACAACCAAACGGCGACGAAATAATTGGAACTATAGCAACCACCACTTTAGATGACACAATCTTGCTTTACAGTATAGATACTGATACTATTCCAAGTAACACATTGACAGCAGTTAAGAAGATTATCAATCCAGCGACATTCAATCCTGGCACACCAATAGACGGTGACAGATATCTTATCATAAACGATGTGGGAGATTCTACAGCCTCTTTCCAGAGTTCAACTTGGGGTGCCTTGATTGCCAATGTTGGAGATATCATTCAATACAGCAGTTCCCAGAGCAAATGGTTGAAGGTGTTTGATGCTTCAGATCCTGACTCTACACAGCATTACGTCACCAATTTGAACACAGGAATTCAGTACAGATTCAACGGGACCGAGTGGGTCAAGTCATATGAAGGTGTGTACACACAAGGCAATTGGACTATTGTTCTTGACGGAGGATACCCTGCTAACGACGATGCTTCCGGACAAGATGCAACTACTCCTTGATAAATCGCAAGTAATTTGTTATAATAAAGCATGAAAGACAATATAATTTGTTCAGGTGCACTGTTCTATACAACAAACACAAAAAGATTTTTGTTCCTACAAAGGACCGATAGCAAGACACAAGGCATGTGGGGATTGGTTGGCGGTAAATCGAAGTTTACAGAATCAGCATTTGAGGGTCTTAAGAGGGAAATAAAAGAAGAAGTTGGTGATACACCCAAGTTTAAGAAAGTTATTCCATTAGAAATGTTTACGTCAAACGATCAAAAATTTTTCTTCCACACGTATGTGATTGCTATTGAAAATGAATTTCTCCCAAAACTTAATGAGGAACACTCAGGGTACTGCTGGACTGCATTTGAATGCTGGCCTAAAAATTTACACATGGGGTTGAAGAATACTTTGAACAACAAAGCTATAAAAGGTAAATTGCAAACTATTTTAGATCTTATTACCTAACTATTCTGTAGGGTATTCCCCACCGGTTTTCTTGATCATTCTTAGTGCCTCTTTCATGTATTCTTCGCATTTTTCAACATCTCTGATAACATTCATTTCAACAGCTTTTCTACGCCATTCCTGACTTTCTGCAAACAAAGGTGCATCTGTACGCTTGTTTTCCATGTTTTGATAATGCACTAGATCATCAATGCATGAGCCATTTCCTGTAGAGTGTCCTGCATACGTATAAGAACTGAATAAGAAAAATAATAATATGTAAAAGTATTTCATTACGTTTGTATTTATAAAAAAAAAGGCCCGGTATTTCTACAAGGCCTTTTAATTCTACTAAAAAGTAAAAATATTTATTAGTTGTTTGTCCTCACGGCACAATTTACCAATTTGATTCCTGCGTCAGTTGAACTTTCTAATGCTCTACCAATGACGTTGAATGGTGAAATTGATTCACCCGTCGCCGCCGCTCTCGCACAACCTTTGATAGATGATGAAACTAATCTTTGACCTTTAGTTACTGCACCTGTTACTCTCACTGGAGTTCTTCCAGTCATTGCAACATACGGATGTGATTCACTGTTACCTGCACCTGCGTTCATGGCGTAAGCTGGTTGATCAGATATGACACCAAAAACTTGATCAGATAAGTCTGATGTTGTTTCTGTGATCTCTGCGTCACCGCCTACCATTACTACTGCACCTGCCGTCATAGGAGCGTCTGCTTCGAAACGCTCGGCAACGTCAGCATACTGAGCCGAAGTTGCTAAGGCGTGTATTACGTTACACCTGACATCGACCAAATTGGTCTCTGTTGCTGTTATCGGAGAGGCATTGTCTGCACCTCTTGCCGCTCTCAATGCCGTCCAGGCACCACCCGCGTTTCCGTGGATAGTTGTTCCGTCATCTGCAAAGCCTTCATCCCAAACCCAGAAAAGATCTTCTTCTGTGGCAGTTGAGTTGACACCTCTGTTAACAACCATTCCTGAATAAGCTGGCATGGCCGAGTTGGCAGATACTGTTCTGTTTACCTCGATCAAGTTGTCCTCAATCGCTAGTGTTGTTGTGTTGATTACTGTGTTAGTACCGTCAACAGTTAAGTTTCCGCTTACTACCAAGTCATTTGTAATAACTGTTTGACCAGTTGCTGTGATAGTACACAAGCCCGAAGATGAAATGGTTAAGTTTGTACCATTACCTTCGATCTTCTCACCATCATCACCAAATGTAAGACCAATGTTGGCCGGTAAATTAACGTCAGCATTGGCAGTCAAGTCAATATCTCCACTTGCCGCTGTAAGTGTTAAGTTAGTACCATTTGACTCGATCTTCTCGTTGGCATCTGTGAAATGTAATCCAATGTTAGCTGGAATAATAACATCAGCGGCCGCTGTAAGTTTGATGTTGTTACCTGAGATAGTCAAGTCAGTTCCATCACCTTCTATCTTCTCGCCATCATCACCAAAAGTTAATCCGATGTTTGCGCCGATGTTGATGTCTCCATTTGAACCAACAGTGATTGACAAGTCAGTACCGTCTGATTCAATTTTTTCTGCTGTTGCAAAAGTTATACCTTTGTTAGCCGGTATGTTAACGTCTGCTGTTGGCGATAGGTT